AAGCATTGATACAAAGACTGGTTACGGTTTAGATGTATCGACTGGCAAAAACGTTAACATGTTAAAAGCCGGCATTATTGATCCTGCTTTAGTCACCAAGACTGCTTTAAAAAACGCTGTTTCTGTAGTTAGCACTATAATTTCAGCAGATTGTGTAATATCTAATATAAGGGTGCAATGAAAGCAATAGGTAACTACTTAGTAGTAGATAAGATAAAAACAAAAGTATCTAAAGTAGCAGGCTTAGAACTTACAGAATCTCAAAACAAAGACGTTAGATATCAACGAGCTACCGTTATCACATGCGGAGACGAGGTCAAAGGAGTTTTAGAAGGTGATATTGTTATGTATGACAAACACGCCGGCCATGGAATAGAGTTTGAAGAGAAACTTTATCAAGTCATAAGGCTTTCTGACATCGTTATAGTTGAATGAGAATAGTAGGATCAGATCTAAGAGAAATGAAAATATTAAAGTATTACAGACTCATAAGAAAGTGGGTTTGTAAAACTTATAATATAAAAGAGGCTGACTTAGAACTTCTTATTTATTTAGAATCTTTAAACAGATTTAATAGAAAAGACTTCATAGATGGAGTTTATTTATTTTCTTGGGATAAGCATAGATGGGAAAGACTTAGAAGAGAAGGCTGGATAGAAGTTTGGAGAGAAAGAAATAGAACGGACTCTAAGTACGCTATATATAAAGTATCATTTAAATTTTCTAATATTATATCAAGAATTTACAGAATAATGGCAGGCGAAGAAGATCTTCCAGTTTCTGAAAAAAACGTTTTTTACAAAAATAAAACATATACAGATAAAGTCTTTAACAAGGCTATAGATGATATGATAAAAGATAAAGATAGATAATGGCTAGAATAACATCATATTCTTTAGATCAAGCGCTCACGACAGATGATAAAGTAGTAGGTACAGATGCTTTAACTGGAACAGTAAGAAATTACACAGTTGGTGATTTATCTGGCTTTATTAATACAGCTAACCTAGGCAACTATACTTTTGATACCACACAAACGCCTGGATCTGGTACTGACAACTTCGTACTAACGTATGATAACTCAACAGGTAAAATAAGTTTAGAAGCCGCAAGCGGAGGCGGGGGCGGAGCTTCTGGAGTAACAAGTGTTACAGGTTCAGCACCAGTAGTTTCTTCGGGTGGAACGACGCCGGCAATATCAATGGCCGCGGCGACTACATCGGTTAATGGATATTTAACCTCAACTGATTGGAACACATTTAATGGTAAACAAGGAAGTATAACATTAACAACCACAGGTACATCAGGTGCTGCTACTTTAGTAG